GTTTTTTTTTTTTTTTTTTTTTTCCCCCTATACCTGGACTTAAGTCCAGGTACACTACCTATAACGAGGCCCGTTAATTTTCCCAGACGAGTTTTTGCGCTGGTATCATGCGTTTCTTGCAATAATTAAAGCTTAAAGCTATGCTACATTTAAGTTTATTTTATTTATTTCAATTATTAGTTAATTTTCATATTACATAATGGATATCAACCCCGATTAATCCTAAAATTATGGTGTCGATCAACCCTTTCAGAATATCATAGGTATGATATCTGACAGAATTTATCCTATGGAACCACTTCCTGCTATTTTACGTCCTATAAGGCCGCTGATAGCTGGAGCGATTTCATTCATTATATTTTTAGAAAAAGAACGTATAGACTCGGTAGTTAAAGGTGAACTAACAGTTTCAGTCCATGCTGTAAAAGAAGATGTTGGTATATACTCAACACTATACACCACTTCTATACGATAAGTATCAGTAGTATTAATTCCATTTAACAAAACTACTAATGGACTTCTCACAGCATTATTGGTTGTTTCAGTGCTTACCACTGATCCAGTACTTCCTGCAAAACCTAACCATCCTGGTTTAAAGATATAATCAGCAGGATCCAAAGGTAACCATACTAAATCAGTACCTGTTTAATCTAAACATGATAAAGCTACTTCGTAAGAGGTAGGTAGTTACCTCAATGCTTCTACAGTAGGTATTTTAAAATCATAGCTAGATCCAGTGGATATTCCAAAAGTATTATTAATACTTTAATGGACTCCGGGTAATATTCCTGCTGTAAGCATACCTTATTTAACAGTAATATTTGCGCTTGGTATAATACGGATTCCACATCTGACAACTCTTGCTGATGTCCATCTCTCTGCAGTAGTAACAAATGCGTTTGGGCTCCACAAATTCACTGGGTTAGATGATACTGAACCTCCTCCCGCTAGAGGATTAACATAACTTGTTCCAACAGTACCAGCAGGATTCCATGGAATACCTGTTTCAGTGGTGTATAAATTTAACCAAGCAGGTGAATTTTGGTTTATTTATTAACCAAACCACCATGGGAATAAAACTATTTTACCTTGGTTTGCTCCTGGTGTCCAATCCAATTCAAACTTGTAATCCATTAAAGCAGTAGCTAGGTAAAAATCACTTGGAGCTCTACAAGCTTATGTAGAAAAAGGATTTAATATTTGCTCAAAATATTTCATTTTTGAGGTCCCTTCCATTTTCTTTTTAGCATAAGCTAATTAATAGCTAGTATCGTTAACTTTATTCTTTTTCTTGGATGACCTAAATTATAATGTAGATTACATACCTATGGTTATTAAATACTCTTTGCCTTTCTTTAATCTTACTTTCTCTAAGTTATTTCTTTTTTATTCTGGTTTATCTTTCCTTTATTTTTATTCTTTACCTAACCTAGGGAATAATTTCTTGGGATCAAACTAAGCAGCTGCTTAATAGTACAAAGAACCTGGTTTCCTATCTTTATAACTTTTAATTTCTTTAATAACAGCTTATTAGTAAGCTTAGATAGAAGGAAATTTCTATTATTTTAAATCTTTCTTAACTTATTTATAAATATCCACTATTCTCTATCGCTTGTTATTTTTAGATTCAGTAATATTTTCCATTCCAATTTAAATTTAAAGGGCTTTTCTCGGTTAATCAACACTCCCTTCAGTGTTGAGACCACATATCTCTTCCAACGAATCAAGATCAGAGACGACATCTTTACCGATATTTTATTCTTATTTAGTAACGAGTTATTATAAAGCAGGAGCTTGTTAGGCTGTGCTAGAATGTAATTAGCTTTCATAACGTTTAAAATTATGACATAGCTAATACATTGCGGAAGGTGAGGTATAAAAATAACCCTTTGTCCCTTCAGTAATCCACTCGTCTATCATTTATCGGTAACTTTAATAAACATTATTTTACAAACAGTAAAAATCATAATTATATTAATCATTCTATTTTCCTTTCGTCTCATACAATCTCAACAATTCTCTAGCCCAGTAAGCAGTATGTGTAGAACGTAAAACCTTGTAAACTAATTCTAAATCTTCATTAGGTTTTATTCCTTATTTATCCAACTTCTTTAATATTTCTAATCCATGATCTAGTGTACCCAATTCTGCTGCAACTGAATTTGCTAAAGCTTACTATAACATTAGTTTAGGCATTTTTGAATCAGATAAAGTTTAAATGTGCATGACTCTTTCATGTTATCTATATAAACCAGATAATTCTAATTATTAATTGTAAACTCCTCTTTTGGATAAAAATTCATAAGTATATCGGGGATATAGTTTAACTTCTTTAACATATTACCCTAATCCATGTTCCCCCTCACCAGTTTCAGAGAAATAATTTCTCCACACCTCTTCAAAACGTTGATAACCCTCCTAATTAGAAACTATTAGTACGTCATCACCAGCAGCGATTGGGAATGCATCAATTTAATTCTCGATTAGTATAAATTACACATACTCTAAAGATCGCATAGTATTACAAGTCGTAGTAAAAGAGTTACCAGAATACATTGTTCCGATTACATTAATTGTAGCATTTTTAAAATCATTTCCTAATCTTATAT